CCTGCTTCAAGTGAATCAACACGAAGGGAGGTGAAACGAGCAAAGCGCTCTCGTTTCACAAAGAATCTTCTTTATTTAGAAGATTCCTCCATGGGGCCAAAATTCGTTCTCAACAAAGTATCTGAGAACGCTGTGCCCCTAAAGCGTAGTAACCCCGTTAGGAACGGGGTCCCACCACGACAGGTACTTCCTGGACGGAACGTACCGTGTCTCACCCACCTCGATTTGGAACCGAGATGGACCCCCTGCTTCAAGTGAATCAACACGAAGGTCTTTCACCTTTGTATTGAACCAATGAAGTACCGCTGGCAATCCATTAGGAATAAACTTCTTCCTTCTGGGTACCAGCAGCCTGATGACGAAAGCCTGCTTCCAAGTAGAATACTTGGGGCAAGCCTCGTCCCAGGAAGCCCACAGACCACACTCAGACCCATAGTTGCCGGGAATGAGGTACCGTTGTTTAGACGGGATGGTCTTAACGATGAACGAATACAGGTGTTGATACCTGCCTGGGGACACTCTGGCACTAGCCCAAAGGCGAATGCTATTAGCGATCCAGAACTTTCTGTTCAACGTGTCCAGGGGCTCTTTACAATAAAGAGGGGTTACGTCCTTGCCGTAAAAGTAGTGTTTACCACAACTTTCCCGGAAGGGTCCGTCAATGAACGTCTTTTCTATATTGGTTTTAAAACCGCAATAGTCAAGAAGTCCAATGAGGTCCTCGGCGATGCTATTGTGAATGATTAAATCATCACCATACACGCCCAAGCGACGGTCGCTACATCCAGTGAGATCGATTACGGCTTTCGATAGGGCCCAGAAAATCAGGGATTCCAATTCGAAAGTGTAGCCGTTCCCCATGGATGATATCTTCTCAAACGGGTGCTTAAGTCCGCAGGGAAGAATTCCGACTTCTGATCGACAACGACATAGCGCGTCAAACCAGTCGTACGGTAATAACAGGCGAACAAGTTCCAGTGCAATACTGTCACTTGCGCTAGCGAGATCGATAGTCGCGAGACTACCGGTACCGCTACCAATACAAGCTAGTTTCTGGTTTCGAGTTTGATCATTGAGATCAATCCCGACCGAGCGTAGCTTGTCTCTGATCACTGCGCCGATCCCGGTTTGAATAAACATATTCATCTCGGGCTCGATCGCAATACAACGATCAGTAAGGGCTGTTTTAGCGACGGTGGTAACTCTACTTCCCTCAACGACGGTGACCCAGTTAACTGGGTCGTCGCCGTATTGGGACCTCATCTGTTCTGCCCAGAGCGGAGTGCTCCAGATAGCACAGATAGAGAGTAGAGCGTTATTACGTGTCGTTTCAGGTTTGCCCTGAAATTTATAGAACGGAGCACCACTTCGACGTTTAAGGCGCGTACTAGCGCCTCCCGTAAAAGCGAACCGTTCAGACGCCTTATTCCAATCAAACTTCCCTAGGAGAGACTTTATCTTTTGCCTAGCATACGAAATGTATTGCTCAGGTGAGATACCATAGCTTGTTATCGCTTGGTTCTCATAAGGTCTCACTTTCGTGATGTTTGTTTGGCGGCAGGCAGCTTCACTCTCCAAAAACTTGTTCAAAGCAACGGATTTACAGTCAATTCCAAGAGGAAAAGATGAGTATTTACGTAGAATCGAACAAGCAAGGTAGTCACGAGCAAATAAAGCGTGATCGTCGCCGTACTGGCGAGGATCAATTTTGCTATTGACCACATTGAGGTAATCGCCCTCTTCCAACCAGGTGTTAATCTGACGGGAAAGAGGCGTACCCAGTGCTTTAAGTATCTTAGAGCACGTTTGGTGAGTGTTGCCTTTACGACTGTAGCTAACTGAGTTAGATACCTGCATAGCGTTCTCGCTTTTGCAAATGTGAAGGAAAAGAGGTTCATTTGAACCACCTAGCCCCTTCGCAGACTAGTCCATAGTCTGCGTCAGTCCTACGTTACCAGAACGACTCAAGGTCGTCAGCGGACGTAACGAGCAACGTGTTCATCAGGGCGTTAGCCATGAGGACACGAAGATCCTTACGTTCTTGCTTGGTGCTCTTGTTAGAGACAACCAAGTCAACGGTAGCGAGGTTCACATAGTCGACAGTCTTCACGGTTTTACCGCTGGTGTCGGTTACGTCGATGACCTTCGGTTGGCTCAGCTTACCAATTACTTTGTAAGTTGAGTTGCCCTTGGTCGGTGCCCGCACGCTCCACGTGATCGTGGGATACCCGATCGGCACACCACTGACACGCTCTTCGAAGGTTGCAATGCCGTTGGCATCGATCTTCGTAGGCGAGAAAGTGTGAGTGACGGGGGTAGCGGCGCCATCTTGGATGGCAATAGCGGCATTTGCTGGCATGATAGCCTCGTTTACAATGGGGTTATTTTACTAGACTCCGGATGAGAGCTACTGCGTTTAACGCATGGCTCACAGACAGAGGGTTCTTGACGTACAAGACTGGGAAAGGGCTTCCAGTATAGACCTGACGGTCCATCTTGAAAATCTTTCCGTAGCCAAGTGCTTGTCCGGACTGCATGACACCGTCTCCGCCGCTCATGTTATTCCTAGGGATAACCTGAGTTTGCATCGACTGATCAAGCACCCGGGTGAGTGTCCCTCCTTTAAAAGAACAGCCCGAAGTGGCACTAAGTGCACCTAGGACGTTTCCTACAGGGAGAAACCAATCAACTACAAATGACCAGGGAGTTAACTCCCAGGCCACTTCTAGTGGGTTAAGCAAACCCAACTTAGAGGCCTCTGCAAGCGCTTCATACTCGACGGTATACCAAAGTACAACCTTGGTAATCATCTTTGTCTGAACGTTGCTATGCATAGACCAACTAGCAGTTTGATTGGAAATGGTCTCGGTATCGTTATCGGTGATTGTTCGAGAAACCTTGAACAACGTGCCTTTAACAGCTCTACGACCGGTTAGAAACTCGTATCCGCCATGAATGTCGGATAAAAGAGGCAACCAGCCGTATTGCAACTCGAGCCAGGACTTGGCGCTTTTCTTGCCACGTTTATCTACGCCTAGTATACTAGCAGCGTCGCGAAATTTTCCTCGCTTAGCCGCTTTGTACGCTCGATAAACACGAGTTGTGCGATCCATTATCATGTCTATACTCTTTTGTCTTTCGGCAAAAGTGTTTAGAAGATTGACTGACATGTCGCGTACCTTCAAAAGGCATTCGACCTCAGCCCGATAAGTGGAGTTGGCTCCAGGAAGACTCTGAGTACGAGGAAAGGTTGGCATGACTTGATAATACTTGTCAGCCAGTCCACCCTCCCACCTTTGAGTCATCCATGGACCAGATTGCCCATTTCTGTAGTGCTGAGTTTCCACTTCACCTTGCAAATCAGAATAGTCCAACACCGTACATTTGTACGGAGAGGGGCTCCTCCAGCCTGCAATGTTTCGTGGATTCTTAGTTACCGCAGAACGAGTTATCTCTTTGAACTTTATGCCGCCGCTCTGCTCTCTTACGAGAGTGTCGTCGACATAATATTTTTCTCTGAGATACTCGGGGTCAAAATGGTTCTCGCGTGACATATGTACCTCCAACAAAGTATTGGGGGCACATAGTCGGGTCGACAAAGACCCAGTTAGACCAAGAGTTGTGAAACTCTTAGGCCCCCTTTATGGGGG